AGGCGGGGGAGGAATTACGCCGCGTCTATGGCGACCGACTTAGCGCCTGCTACATTACCCCGGTGAAGCGAGTGGATAGTTTCAGCGATGAAAGCCACTTATTCTCCTGGTGCGACAAGGTGATCCGACTCCCACTGATGGAAGAAACCGATCCCTGTGTCATCACTGATGCCTACAAACAGTTCGATCGGGCGCTAGTTGGATTTATTCGTCAAACCAGCGATCAGGAGCATCCTAAGTTGTTTATTGCGGACGAACTAAGCCTGCTCCATCTCGCCTCAAAAACTGAAAACGAGATGGCAAAACAGTTCTGGGGGCGACTATCAAACTCCATCGTCGCCTATGCCAGCGGAGGACAAGCCGTTGGAATTGCAGTCTGGGGCATGTCGCCATTGGGTAGTGTTGCCCACATGGGCTTAGAGCGCGGGGCAATGTCCCCCCTAACCCCGGTCTACGTTAGTCGATTCTCGGACGACGGCTGGAATGGCAACGTTTTCAAGGGTGCGAGAACCAACAACCTAACCCCGGATCGTGAGCCAAGCACTCAACTGAAAGATTACTGCATAGATAACGAACTCACCCGCGTTATTTCCGTTGGGTGTAAAGAATGGCAACCGTTAGCAAATTACACGCCACGCACCGCCGTACAGGATGCCGATCGGAACCGTGCAGATGCGCCGGCGGCGATCGAATCTGAAACGATCGCCGCCGAACTGATGCTGCTGGAAGAAAAGATTCACCAAATTGCGATCAAATCCGGCGGCTTAAGCGCCCGTGATGTCTGTCGAAAAAAGCTAAAAGTGCTGAGTAAAATGAGTTACTCGGAGGCGGTTCGGCACGTCAAAAAGGTTTTCCATTCCCTCGAACAAAGAGGGAGGGGGCGGGTGTCAAGTGGACAATATCAAGCACTTGACGCGTCACTTGACACTTGACGCGTCACTTGACATTTGTTTTGCTACGATGTTCTCATGGCTGTGAAATACCCGTGGACAAGAATCAAGCGCGAATACGTGGAGGCGACATCGGAACACGCTCGCCCCACGCTTGACCAGTTGGCGACTAAATATAAATGTAATCAAGCATACCTAAGAGCTAGGGCTGGCAAGGAAGACTGGACATCAGAGGCTAGCATTTACCTTACAAAGATCCAACAAGATGTTAGATCCCGTGAGCCCGGACTTCTTGAAGAAAAAATAAACAGCCTTGCCAGCGAACAGGCAAAGTTCGACATGGACTGCCTGCGCCTCACCCGCGCTTTGCAGCAGCAAATTGGGCGGCATATTGGCCTGCTCCAACAGGCGGACGCAGACGATCGCACTCTAAGGTCATTGGCGCAAACATTAGAAATCATTCAGCGCGTGGGAAGAATAGCCCTAGACGATGATACCCAGTACGTGACGCATTTAATCAGCAAGGGCTATTTAATAGTTGAACCAGGGCAGCAACTTAAGGATGCTGCCCTGGTTCAACGATCGATCGCCCCTGAAACCATACATATGATCCGAGAAGAGATATATGGGATCGTGATGTGAGTGCGATCACCCTTCTGCCCTACGAACGAAGATGTTTCAGGGATCGATCACGATTCAAGGCTCTGTTCTGGGCGCGGGGATGCCACAAAACTTTCAACTGCACTCTTGAAATTGTTGACGAATGTTTTATTGCTGAATCCCAAAATCAAAAAACCACTTGGCTGATTATCAGCAGGGGGGAACGCCAAGCCTTAGAAGCAATTCGAGAGGCGAAGCGACATGCGCGGGTATATGGCATAGCCACAGGAGAAATTGAAACATCACAGACTTGGAGCGAGACGGCAAAGCGCTTTTTTAATGTTCATGAAATTAGCTTTCCCCACGGTTCCCGAATCATTGCCCTCCCTGCCAACCCAGACACGATCGTCGGCTATACCGCCAATGTCTATTTAGATGAATTTGCCAAGCACGGCGACTCCTACCTGCTATGGCGATCGGTCTACCCAGTCCTTCGGGGGCGATTACGGATGATTGTTTCATCGACCCCAATGGGAGTGGGTAACAAGTTCCATCAGATCGTGACAGAAGAGAAAAATGTCTGGTCAATCCATCAAGTCGACATTTACCAAGCGGTCGCCGATGGATTGCAATTTGATATTGAACTTGAGCGTAAAGCGATGGCAGATCCTGACGGTTGGGCACAAGAGTTTGAACTCAAATGGCTTGACGTAGCCTACGCCTGGCTATCTTATGATCTAATTTCTGAGTGCGAATCTGATGAATATGAATACCGCGATCGATGTTGGGTCAGAACTGACGCTGTAATTGGCGCGTGCTATGTCGGCTGGGACATTGCCAGGCATCAAGACTTGTCTGTGATCTGGGTGAGTGAGAGGCGCGGCGATCGTCTGGTCACCCGTGAGGTGGTTGCCATGCATCGGGTAACGTTTGAGGAGCAGCGGAAGCAGTTCGATCGCATCATGGGCAAGTATAAAGTAGTCAGGGCGGCGCTAGATAAATCAGCCATGGGTGAGGAGTTGGCCGAAGGCTATCAGCAAAAATATGGAGTCTATCGGGTCGAAAGCGTGACCTTTAGCAATGGTTCCAAACTGGACTTGGCGATCGGAGTCAAGCAAAGGTTCGAAAACTTGACCGTCGAACTGCCTGCAAATTCTGACATCAGAGAGAGTCATCACGCCATCAAAAAAATAATAACTCAACACGGAAACACTCGCTTTGATGCCGATCGAACCAGCACAGGACATGGCGATTATTTTTGGGCACATGCATTAGCAATTCACGCGGCGGCTAATTATTCAGGTACGATCGAAGCAACTCCGGTAGGAGAGCCGCGATCGACCGCGCAATACGATTCATTTTTGAGAGGCAACCATGCTAATGGAAAGGGCAGAACGGCGGGAACTCGCCTCAATTACGGACGACTACGTTAATTTTGGCGGGCTGACGGGCGCTGGGCATATCCTCCACAACCCCGATCCAATTCTTAGGAATGAGTCACAGGGCTATTTTCAGTCGCTAAAACTTTATGACCAGATTTACCTAGATACGATGGGAAACGCGGCGATCGAAAAAGCGATCCAAGCCGTGATCGGTTGCCCTTACAAGGTTTTGCCAGGAGTGAGAAAAGGCGGGGTGAGAAGAAAAGACACCCGGATGGCTGAGTTGGTAGCCGAACAGCTTCGCGCCCTCGGAACTTTTGATTATCCGCTATATAACGAATGGGAGGCGCAAGGCTTTGATTCAGTTTCGCTGGGACTGATGGAAGCCTTGGTGAAAGGTTGCGCCTTCGGTGAGGCGATGTGGGCATCGTATGGCGATGAAACCGTTTTAGCAGAAGTCCGCATCCGTGATCAGGATCGGTTCCGCTGGTTTATCGGCGACAAAGGGTTAGAGTTGCGGCTGTGGAATCTCATCAACAATACGATCGACGGCACCCCGATCCCACCGCGCAAAATGATCGCCCATCGGTCTGGGCATTCCCCTTCCAATCCCCACGGGCGGGGTGCAGGTCAGGGCATGTTTTACCCCGCTTATTTTCGTAGGCAACTATTAACATTCATCCTCACCTATGCCGATCGATCGGCTTCCCCCATAACGATCGGAGAATATGGCGACGGCGATGAATCAGGGAAAGAGGTGCTATTGGATGCCCTGAAAAATATCCGAGCGGGCACCGATACCGTAATTAAGCAGGGCACAATCATTCGCTATCTTGAGGCCATGCAGGGCGGCAATATTGACGTATGCCGGGACGCTTACAAGATGATCGGTGCTGAGATGGTGATCCATGTGTTGGGCGAATCAGGCAGCACCGATCAAAGCACAGGGGGGGGAAGCCTCGCCCGTGATCAGGTGGGAGATTCCACGCGGCTGCAACTTTCGCAGTTCAGGCGGGACATGCTTGACGATACCCAAACCCGATCAATGAGCAAATGGATCGCTTTCTATAACGATCGGGACGCGGCAGTTCCATTGATTGCGCGAGTGCAGCCAGAAGACGAATCCAATATTATCGCGCTAGGCAGGGCAAGAGCCGATCGTGATGCTGTGATTGGCTCCCTTGGATATACCCCCCGGCAGGAGTATATTAATCAGACCTATGGCGATGGCTGGGACAAGGCAAATAACGAACTGATTGTCCCCCGCGTTCCACTGCCAACCCCAGACGAAATGTTAAATTTTGAATCTAGCACCGCCGCCGACTTGCCCACATTGGGATAAGTAAATCGTTATGTCATCCCTAAACTTTGATGTCAATGCCTCATCCCTAAACCGATCGTTTCTGACGCTGGAAGAAAAACTCACCAAGCTTCCTGAGATACTGACCGCGATCGGAGTCTACATGAAGTTTCGTACTCTCGAAGGATTCGCCAACGAGCAAAATCCTAATGGCACCGCATGGGCGGCACTGAACCCCAAGTACGTAGAATCGAAGCGCCGCAGGGGATTAGATCCGGGGATATTAAAGGCAACGACAAAACTAAGGGACAGCATCGGCTACGCGATCGAACCCGATGCCGTGACGATCGGGACTGATGTCGCCTACGGAATATTCGCTCAGTACGGTACAGAGCGGACTGCCAAGCGCGAATTTTTAGGATTGACTGAGAATGACAAGAACGAAATTATTACAATCATCAATCGGGGGCTGGGGACTTAAAGGGCATTGGTTGGGAACGATCGGACATCATTCCCAACCCGCCGCCAAGACCGCGCCGATCGTCCACTGTCTTGCCCACGACCATTGCGATTACACTCCGGGCAATGGCA